AGATGGATAGCTCTCACCAAATTCATCTGAGTAATTAGCTAAGATAATTAAAAGCAATTTCCTTGGCGGAGACACTTCTGATTTTAAAACTTTAGTTATGTATTCTAATGACATATTACCCTTATTGGGATCCAATTATTAATCTAAAAATAATTTTTGTAAAGTATTGTTTTAAAAAAAATAAAAGATTACAATACAGCTAGGAGGTTTTAATTATGCAAGTTTATAAAGCACTACAAAACATACAAGAGTACCTATTCAAAAATCCAATCGGAAAAGATATGGTTAACTCTTTTCAAAAATATAAATATAGAGGTATTGATCAAGTCATTCAGACATTTTCAAAACCATTATATGAAAACAAAATATTAACCGTGGTTCAGCCAGATCTAAAGGTGTCTACAAAAATACTAGAAGACGGAAGAACTACATTAACTAGAGTGGTTGGTACATTAAGATTTGTTTGTACAGAAGATGGGTCTCATGTAGATAGATCATATGTTGGTCATAGTAAATCACAACAAGGAAAAGACTTAGAATCAGCCAGATCATTTGCGTATAGAAATGCTTTGCTCGAAACATTTTGTGTACCGTTTGAAGAAATAATTGAGCCTGAATTAGAGGGCATTGATAAAGGGGCACCATCAGAAGATGGAAATACAACAGAGTCTTTCCTTGCTGATTTTGAATCAGAGCTAAAGAAAGCCACAGATAAGAAAGAGCAACTAGCTATCTTACAAAGATTTGATAAGGCTGCTGAATTAGAAGGCAACAAAGAGTTGCGTGTTCAATTAAATTTAAGATTTCAAAAGGCTTCTAAATGACAACCATTAAACAAGGAACAGCTGAGTGGCACGATCAAAGAACCAATAGAATTACCGGAACAAGGTGTCAAAGAGCCTTTGGAGAAGATCAATGGGCTTCTGGTTCAATAGAACAGCAGTGGGATAACTTGGGAAGAGATATGTATAGAGAGGCTCATGGTCTTGAACAAGATCCATTTCCTCAAGCCGCTATGTTTGCTATTACTTACGGCAAAGAGAATGAGCCAAAAGCTTTAAATGAATTAAAGAAAATGGGATATCAAATAAGACAACCATCCTTTGTTATCCATCCTGAGCACGATTGGCTTGGGATGTCTCCAGATGGAGTAATAGTCAAAGGCAGGAATGGAAATGTATCTGCCGTAGAAATTAAATGTCCACAAACAAAGCCAGTAAGAGATGTTAAAGCACAAAAAAGAAACTATTGGCATCAAATGCAACTTGGAATGGCTTGCATGGGCATAGATGAAATGCTTTTTTTCCAATGGTATGAAGACGCACACTACCAAGAATGGGTTGCTAAAGATCCTGAGTGGGAAAATATTTATATTCCGAAAGCAAAAGCCTTTATGGATTGGTATAAAGAGGCTTGCAAAGATCCAAAAAACATAGCCCGTTGGTCTGAAAATAAAGAAGAACCTGGAATAAATTATAAAAATGTAGAAGAAGACTCAGAGACAAAAGAGTTACAGGAAACATTAATAGAACTAAAGAAGCTCAAAGAGAGATCTACTATCCTAGAGACTAGGAAAAAAGATCTTTCTACTGTGTTGGTAAAAAGATACGGTGGAGCATTTAGTACCCCTACGGTGAGATGTCATATGACTCAACCCAAAGGGAGAATTAACTATGCCAGATTGGTGAAGGATCAAGACATACCGGTCCATGTTCTAGAAGGATATAGGGCTGAGGGTGAGGCGAGAATTTATACCAAGCTACTGGAGGAAAACTAATGGCTAATAAAAAATCAATTAGTTCAAGAATTGACGAAAGCGTTTACGATAAACTTGTAAAAGTTGGCAAGATAAAAGATCACAAATTTTGGGATCGGAAGGTTGCATATATCGTAAATAAAATCTTAGAGGAATGGGCTAACAAGGAGAAAATATAATGCAAGAGTATGATAATACTAATAAGGGTTCACTTTGGAAAACCGAAGATGAAAGTAAGAAATATATTTTAAATGGAACTTTGAATGTTAACGGTAAGGATTTTATGATATTTGCTTATAAAGTAGAATCTGAAAACCCAAAAGCACCAAAGCTTAATTTAAGTGTTTTAGAGAAAACCCCTGTATCTGGGTTTGCAGAAAAACCAACTGCCCCAAAGACTCAGGATGAAATACCATTCTAAGGAGAAATAAATGTCAAAAGAAGATCAATTTATTAATCTAAATATTGATGGAGAGCAAAGGCAATATAAGTTAAAAAGTCTTTCTGAGGCTGCTAAACAAAAGATTGCTCAGGTTCAGTTCTACAATCAACAAGTAGCATCTATGCTATCTGAGGTTATTAGACTTGTTCAACTTGGTAATAGAGTTGATCAGGGTGAGCTAACCTCTTTGCTACCAGAGGACTTTGAGATTGTACAACAAGCCGTAAATACAGTATCATCAGACGAGAAGAATACAAACGGAGAGGATTCTTCCAAGAAAGACTAATGACTGCAAATATAGACAAGAGCCTTTCACAATCTGAGAGGCTCTCATCTGTTTTAGGAGAGGCTTCTTTAGCGAGTACGCCTTGTAGGGGAGTTTGCTCTACAACAATAGGTGATCTCAGATGCAAATCTTGCGGAAGACACCAAGAAGAAATTACAAACTGGAACTCTTTCAATGATGTTCAGAAAAAAATAATCAATCTTAGAAATGCTTCAGAAGGTTTTAAAATTAGGCAGGTTGAATCGCAGGAAAATAGATGGAGGGAATTACAAAAATTGAAAAGTATAGACAACCTAACTATTCGTGATGCCATTAAAAGACTTGTTTTAGTATCAACCTATCAGTCAAAAATGACAGAACAAGACCATAAGTGCATTGATATCTTAAATAAGATTATCACTTCGGACCATAAATTTAATGATCTAGCCATTAAATCTTTAATGTCTGACGAAGATTATGGATCAATTAAAAACAAATACGAATAAAAATTTTCAAAAAGATCTAGCAGTCGGCAAGGCTATAGAAGAAAAAGTTTTATCTATAGTTCGCCAAACATATCCATCCTCGGTATTAATTCCAGAAAAGTTTAAGGACTATGATCTTTATATTCCAGAGAGGGATATAAAGGTAGAAATCAAAGTTGATTACAAGAGCCGTGAAACCGGAAACATACTTATTGAATTATTTATGTTTGAGAAGCCATCAGCATTACTAGCAACTAAAGCTGATTATTGGGTTATCTATGACGGCAAAAAATTAATGTGGACCACACCAAATAAAATATTTGAATGCTTGCTATTAAACAATATTAGATCACAGGAAATTCTTGGAGACGGAGACAGCCAGAAAAAAATAGCTTGCTTGGTTCCTGTTGATCTGTTTAAAAAATATTTAATTAAAAAAAATATTTGAGTGTTTGTATTTACATGATACAATGATTACATTAACTAATAAATTGTCGAGGGGTTAATAATATGATCGATTTTTATTTTGATTTCAATGGAACGCCAATTAGGTGGACCTATAAAGGAGCTATGGAGGACACAACAAGTCCTCTATACCGAGCCTACCATCATGTAACTTATAAGCCAAAGCTAAATGATTTTAAAATTATAGACCCTCAAGGTCATAATATTAATGATCTTAAAAGAGCTTTGCTTGAAAGTGTTTTAGATACCATGAAAACAATAGATAATAAGAAACCTAAAAGTATTTGGGTTCAATAGTTTGTTAAGGGGTTGGGGTAATTTTTTTATTAGGTTAATTTCTATCTTTCATTCCCAACTCCTTAGCAATTAATAGAGAAACAAATGGCAAAAGCAAAAACAACACAAACAGTAATACAAACAAACAAGGGCACTTCGATTGGGAAAAACCCTAGATCTATGGCTACCATGAATAAACATAAGAAGCGTTCTTATAAAAGATATAGAGGTCAGGGCAGATAATGGATGTACCTTGGCTTAATTTTATATTAATTACTTTGATACCACTGTCAATTTACTTTATGTTTTTTGAAAAATGAATACTTGGAAAGACGCTATTAAAGAATACTATCGCTTCAAGCCCATGGGCAAAAACGATTTCACTTTTAGAAAATACTTTGATCCTTTGTTTGTTGATAAAGATTTAAAAGATATTACAAGACAAGAT